CAAGACGGGAGAGGGTGGGCTGATAGGACAGGATAGAGGTTACTCTATCCTCCTGACTACCGGGTGATATGGAATTGGAATGGTCATTGATAGCCATTCCATGAATTTTTTTTCTTTGTCCGGTGTGTCTTTAACAACGTCTTGTCTTACCAGAATAGATAATGCCATGTCTTGTAAATCCGGGGGGATACACCCCATTGTATACAGGCTGTTTAGGATGTGCCAAAATACATACGGCACATCCTCCGCATCTTGATAAACGCAAGACCAATCGATCTTTAACATTTTGCTTTCTCCTTTTTATAAGAAGTAATCTAAGAACTTTTAGATTACTTCTTAGTTTGTTGTTTTAGTTTTATATATATAGTAAAGTAATTTATTCTTTAGGTATATATAAGGTTATAATCAAATTTGAATTTCTGAATTTTTCTTACCTCAGAATTTCATCTTTGAAATATTAATGTGAATTGATAATTAAATTACAAATAATTTTTTCGAAAGGATTTTATTAGCTAATCATGAAGAAATTAATTGGTCTTCTCAAAGAAATTGAGTTGGAATATAGATCATTTAAAGAAATAAAATCAAAATCGCTTTGGACAAAATTATCTGAATTAAATGATTGGGAATATCGTATTGTACAGGATTTCATTCTTCGTCTTGACCTCTATATGAAAAATAATAATTTAAACTTTTTATATAAATTATATCAAGAACAATCAAACTTTCAAAGTTATGAAATTGAGAAAAAATGTGATTTATTGATTGTCACAACTAGAAGGAATGAGCATGATTTGGTTTTGACCGATGTTGCCAACAGATTGGTAATTCCTGAGAATCTTAAATATCTCACTCTTGATATTTGGGGATTGAATATTGTGGAAGCTAGAAATTTGGGAGTCAAGAAAGCATGTGAATTCGGTAGTAATTATCTCTTATTTATAGACGATGACATCATTGTTCCAAATAATGCTTTATTAAAATTGTATAATTTGATGATAGAAACAAATAAATTGGTTGTTGCTGCAAATTATTATAAAAAGGTAGAACCGTTAGTCAGTGCTCATGGAAAATTTTTTGACTTTGATAAAAATGAAAGTATTAAGGAAGTAGAATGTTGTGCTATGGGATTTACATTGATAAATATTCAAGAGGTGAGTAAGGTTGTTCCGTTTCCTCTATTTTGGGTTTTTGTATCTCAAGATGGATTCTGGAATATTGGTGAGGATTATTTCTTCTCCAAGAATTTATTTGAGTATACAAATCAAAAACCATTGGTTGATTTGAGTATTAAAACATTACATTATGATAAGGTATGGAAAAGATGTTATGGAGAAAAAGATAATAATGTAATTTATGCCTCTAACGCCATCGAAAGTGCGAAACAATTTGAATCCTTGAGAGTTCCAACTGACTTTCCTCTAATTCTCATTGGAACTCCTGTTAAGAATGAAACAGATCCAATTGCATATGATTTAACCAAATTAAAAATGAGAAGAAGTTTTCGTAGTCAATATTTCAAAGTTATTGGATATGATGTGGACGAAGCTAGGACAGCGTTGGCTGATGAAGCTTTAAAGAGAGATGCAAAGTATTTGCTTTTTATTGATAACGACATTATTCCTGCTGATCATGATTTTTGTACTTTGATTGATATAATGGAAAGTGATGAACGAATAGGAATCGTTAGCGGAAATTATCAGTTGAAAGGATTACCAAGCGATTCCGTGCATTTGCATCTGAATGATAAAGGCAAGGTAGTTGAGTTAGATAAAATCAAAAATGATAGCTCAACTATAAAAAATAATTGGTTAACTGCTCTGGGATTCAGTTTAGTTCGTTGCGATTGTTTTCGTCAAATAAGAAAACCATGGTTCAAATGTTATAGCAGAAATAATTTGAATCAATTGGTAAATGAAGATGCTCATTTTACTGAATTGATTTTACAGAATGGGTATGAATCTATAATAACTCAGGATGTACAATGCTTGCATGTTGATTTTCAAACAAAAAAAATATACGGCAAGTATAATAAGAATTATGTATATGCCGATAATAATATATTAAAGAGTGGATTCTTCGAGAAGATTATTAAATAAATCTTCCTTGGGAATCTTTTTTATAATTCCTTCAATATCTTTACTCTTGATTTTGTTCTTAACTCTCAAGGTTAGCTCAATAAGTTTTTCAATAGTCTCGTAATCATCAAACGCATTACCGATAAGTTTGGTATGATTTAAAATAACATTATAATGATATAAATTATAATATATTTTGATCTTTCCCAAACGGATAAAGAATGTCTCGGTGTTATTGAATATCTTTATCTTTATCTTTATTCCTGTCTCATATTTTGAGATATAGCGTATCAATTGATTGATGATAGATCTCATTTTTTACTTCCTTTCTATATATATTAAAATATAAATAAAACAGAGTTGTTTTGGGTTTGATAACCCAAAACACAACGTTTTTCTTGCTTGAAAAATAAAAAATGATAATTAAATACCTTACAACTATACATTATTAAATATATATAATTATATTTAATAGCCGGAAAAAATTCAAACTTTCAGAAGTAAATTAAAAAGGAAAAAAAGGAATATCATGTTAAGTAAATTTTTTTTAAATGAGATTGGAAAACATAATCATACTCCAGATGATCAGTTTAATCAAGAACAATTAAAAATTGGAACTGAAATTGAGAAAGAGCATACTGATGATGCTGAGGAAGCAAAATCAATTGCGAAAGATCATTTATCAGAACCTGGTATGGAGAACAAATACTATACAGAGTTAATAAAAATGGAAAGGAAAATAAAAAAGAGAAAGGGATGATTAAGAATTATGGATATTCAATCTTTTGGGAAACCCATCTATCAGACAATTGAAGGCAAGGATTTCATATTTATGAATTCAGCATTACCTTCAGAATACAATTCAGGTAAAAAAGATTTTGTAGGATTAAAATTTTTTTTGCTTGAAAAGAATCCTTATTTATTCGGGATGACCGATAATGAAGTATGTGAGTTACATCTGGGACCCAAGAAGTTGAGAATGCTATTTGACTTACTTGTGAAAATGCCAAATCCTTTATTAGCGCCTGTGAATTTGGTTTTTAAAAAGGGTGAAGTTGTATATAAAGATATTGCAATAGACGATTTGAAGATCAAAGAAATGATAATTAAAGAAATTCAATATCTGAATGAAAAATGGAAAGATTAACATGTATATAGAACTTTTATTAGAGAAAGAATATCCAAAACGTGATCAAGCAATGTTGGCTATTCCATTTCAGGAAGATATCTTAAATAAATGGAATACATCCTATTATTATATTCAGCCAAAGATTAATGGTATAAGAGCAATCTTCAAGAATGATAAATTGTTTTCTTTGCAAGGAAATGTTTTTAATTCAGTTCCCCATATTAATGAGATTATAATAAAATTAGGCTTAAATAAATATTTTCAGATTGATGGTGAATTATACAATCCTCAATTAAGTTTACAAATGATAAAATCGATTGCGATTAGAAAGAATATACATAGGGATTTCAAAAAAATAAAATACTATATTTTTGATACAATTGATCCTAAAAAGAATTTTGAGGAAAGGCATGAAGATTTAAAAAGATGGGGACCCATTATTGAAAAAACACCCATATTAAAAATAGTGCCAACATTTAAGGTATATGATAAGGATGAAATTTGGAAATATCTGAAAAAGTTTAAAGAAAAAGGGTTTGAAGGAATAATTGTTAGAAATCCAAAAGGATTATATAAAATTGGTAAAAGAAGTAATGATCTGCTCAAGTTTAAACCCATGAGAAGTGATAAATATTTAATTATGGGTGTTACTGAAGAAAAAGATATCCATGGAAATCCAAAAAATGCTTTGGGCGCTTTTATTCTATCAGATAAACAAGGAAATAAATTTAAGGTTGGGACGGGTCCCATATTTACCAGAGAAACCAGAATTAAACTTTGGAAAGAACGAGATGCATTGATTGGTCGATATGCTATAATTAAATATGTTGAGACAACTGAAAGAGGAATTCCATTTCAATCAATTCTGGTACAAATCATTTAATACGCTTGTGGAGATAGTTCGTTAGAACTGTCGTTGAAACAAGAAAAAGAATGCTTAGTAAACTAAGCAGAAGCCACGGGGATTGCCCCGTGGAGTGTCACATTAATTACAGGAAATAATATGGTAGAAATAATACCTCAAGAATATCTCCACATTATTTATGTGAAGGAGAATAATCATGACTGTAAATAGATGCTTCGTTAGATTTCATTGCTGTAATTGTGGCAGATTCTTATCATATTCTCCACCTGTTGATTATGGTATTTATTACGGAAGTTATTACCATGTGGAACCGCCTGAACCTTCGGAATATTGCCCAAAATGTGCCAAACAAATGATGCAACGAGCTATAAAGAATCCTGAAAGCGTGATTACAGATTGTTGGTGGATAAAACCAAATTACGTCAGTGTTGCAAAATCAATCTTGCGTCATAGGAGAAGGAATTATGAATATAAGTAATAATGGCATCGAAATGATTAAGCAATTTGAAAATTTTTCATCAACATGGTATAAGGATTCAAAAGGTGTATGGACAATTGGTTATGGTCATGCTGCAAAAGATAATGAAAGGTATACAATTAATCGGGTAAACAATCAAACAGCATTAAAAATGTTACGAAATGATCTATCTATTTCAGAATCAGCAGTCAACAGAATGGTTAATGTACCTTTAAATCAAAATCAATTTGATGCTTTAGTTTCATTTGTTTTTAATGTTGGCGAAGGTAATTTCGCTAAATCAACTTTGCTGAAAAAATTAAATGAAGGGAATTATAAAGAAGCATCCGATGAATTTTTAAAATGGAATAAAATTACTTATAAAGGTAAGAAAATTGAATTGCTGGGTCTTACAAACCGGCGAATGAAAGAAAGAGAACTTTTTCTAAAAAATTAACGGAGAATAAAGATGAAATACAATTATGAATTTGGTAAAGTGTATGGTCATCAAGGAGTTTCAGGTGATTATTTAGATTCATCCTCAGGTGGTCCCATTATTACTCCTATAGAGAAAATAAACAGAAAGAAAATTTTAGAGAAAGGAAAGACTTCCGAAAACAAAACATATGTCTTTTCCAGACGAAGAAATGATCATTGTGGAAAGTATAAATGGTTTCCTATTGGATGGGCAGTGAATATTCATAGTCTCGGGGAATTGGATGATCCCCCAATATTACCTGGAGAATGGAATAAAGGAAAATTGAAATATCTTATTGATAGTGGATGCTGGTGGTTTAATTTTATATATACAATTAATTACAGTAATATGGAAGCCTGGGGGAAACCATATGAACGTGGAAAAAATCAATGGGCAACTACTGATAGACATGTGAGACTACTTGAATTTCTGAAGAAAAAGAAAGAGGAAACCGATGGTAAAATTGATATCAAGGTTTTATTTCCTCTATTATCCAAAACTGACGATGATCTCGAATTATTTTTAAATGGAGATTGGGATGGAATTCCCAATAATATGACTAAAGAATTTATAACCAGAGTACATCGTATTTGCTTGCAAGAACAATTATTGGGATGGATGTTATCTGATGAGCCATATGGTGGTGATTTAGCTAGGCAAAAAGATGTAAGAGAAAGAAATTATCAAACGCTGCTAGAATATAAAGAACTATTGATAAAAACAGATTGCAATATTAATTATCATCCTATATATAATGTGATTAGAGGGAATGGAAATTATGATTTTGATCCGATAGCTCAACCCAATTTAAAAAAATTGTTGAATGAATTGAAAGATATTGGTGATTATATATTGGATGATTTTTACTTGGGGGATTTTTTAAATGATGGACAAAATGGGAATGGAATATTTTTAGCGAGGATTGTTCAAAGAACACAAAGAGCAATGCAGAATTTAATTGATAATAGTTCAGCTTTAAATTTAAAGAAAGCTTGGGGATTGTTTTCTCAAGGTAAAGAATTTCCGGAATTTAAACATCCAGTTAATGACACAGGTTATTTATTGGAAGAAGATTTACGTTATCAAAATTATGCAGCTTGGATAAATGGCGCACAAGGATGTTATTTCTGGGAGTTATCAAAATCGGATAATTTTTCTTTTAATAACGTAAAGAAAATTTCATATGAAGCATATAAGTGTTCCAAATTCTTGATGGAAAAAATTGATGATCAATTAACAGAAGTTAAATGTTATTCTGAAAATAGCAATATACAATTTATAGTTAGAAAAGATCCTCAAGAAAGAATTTTATTGATGGTTTGTAATAATTCACGGAACGATGCAAGTTGCTATTTTGCTTTTCCAGAAAGTCTGAAAGTTAAAAAATTGGAACCGATTTGTTTTGATTACAATTGGAATTATGCATATTATAATTCAGATAATTATTTCAAAATAGATCTGGATGGTTTACGTGCCAGAGCATTTTACGTTAGATAGGTGTATAAAATGTATTGCTCTAAATGGTGTATTTTGGAAATGGAATATACAATAAATAATAATTTGGAAACTGGGTAGATCCAGAGGATGCTGTTGAATATTTAATAAATATACTGAGAAAATATCTTAGTTCTATCTTTTCAGAATATATAACTTATCCCATGGATATTGATAAAATCAATCAAAGTAATTTAATTATAAACAGCAATTGATCAATGGGAAAAGATTATGGAGAAGTATTGTGGATTATTCTTGGAAGATAAATTCAAAATTCTCAGAGAATTAATAGAAAGGTTAAATTATAAACTTTGTTTTGTAAATAAATTGATTGCTGGTCAAAAAATAGGTGAGGTGGATAACGGTTTTAATATTGAATTAAATAAAAGAAAGGCTGCTAAAATAACTCAAATAATTGATAATTATTTATACAGTATGTGGGGTATGTTTAGACAGTGCTATAGAGATAATAGGAGTTAAAAGGTCATGCCTGAGCCAAAGAAAGGTGAATTAAGCAAGAATTTTTTAAGTCGTTGTATTCCTCAAGTTATTAAAGATGGAATTACCTTGAGGAGTGGAGAAAAAGTAACTCCTCATCAGAAACAGGCTGTGGCAGTTTGTTTCTCTATGTTCAGAGGTGCTAAAAAGAAAAAGAAGAAAGTTAAAACAGAAAAGAAAAATCTTAATCAGTAAAGAAATAAATGTAAAAATTCATTTTCTTTGAAGTAGAGAAAGGGATGTTATTATGTGCCCGGAGAAATTTCAGCGTATAAATATTCCAGAATTAGACGAATTATTGGGAGAGATTTTTCCCGTTTTGGATAAAGGTTTTGTAAGACTTATTGATTATATGGGTGGGGATTCATCTATTGTTCGAGCAGCAAGAGTTTCATATGGTAAAGGGACAAAAACAATAAGGGATGATCGTTCTTTGATTCGTTATTTATTCAGACATGAGCATACCTCTCCTTTTGAATTTCCAAATATCACCTTTCATATCAAATTACCAATTTTTGTGATGAGGCAATTAGTACGGCATAGAACTGCTTCTTTAAATGAAATAAGTTTGCGTTATTCTGAAGCTGAGAATGATTTTTTCTTGATTAATCCTGAAAATTGGAGATTACAGAGCAATACAAATAAGCAAGGAAGTTCATCTGAATGCCTTGCATTCAATCAAGGAGTGACTTATACAAACGAACAAAAGCAGATCCATGAGAAATTATATAATGAATACCAAGGGCGAATTAAAAATAATATCTCTAAAGAATTGGCTAGGGTTGACCTTCCTGTTAGTTTATATACACAAATATATTGGAAGATGGATTTAAAAAATTTACTACACTTCTTAAAACTAAGAATGGATTCTCATGCTCAATATGAAATTAGAGAATATGCGAACATAATTGGAAATACATTTGTTAAAAAATGGTGTCCTTTAACATGGGAGGCTTTTCAAGATTTCACTTTGGAAAGTATAAAATTTGGAAAGAAAGAAATTAACATTTTAAAAACTTACTTTATAAATTTACAAATAAAGGATAAAGAAAAATTAAATTTGTTTTTACATACTTCAGAGTTGAAAGGAGGAGAATTGGAGGAATTTATTAATAAATTAGAAAGGTTAAATATCATAAGTTAAGTACTATGAAAAAGAGAATTGCTTTAATTACAGGCATAACGGGGCAAGATGGATCATATTTATCGGAATTATTATTGGAAAAAGATTATGAAGTTCATGGAATAGTAAGAAGGTCAAGTTCTTTCAATACCGGAAGAATTGATCATATTTTTAATATGTTAAATTTACATCATGGAGATATAAGTGATCCAATCTTAATTGATAAGTTAATAAAACAAATTAAGCCTCACGAAATTTATAATTTGGCTGCACAATCTCATGTGCAAGTAAGTTTTGATAATCCTTATTATACATGCCAAACTAATAATTCTGGAACACTTAATATTTTGGAGTCAATTAAGAATAATAATTTAATTGACCATACCAAATTTTATCAAGCTGGTTCATCTGAGATGTATGGTAAAGTTTTAGAAATACCTCAATCAGAAACTACTCCATTCAATCCGTTATCTCCTTATGCTTGCTCTAAGGTATTCTCATATTACCTTACCAAAATGTATAGGCAAGCTTATAAAATTTTTGCAACCAATGGTATATTATTTAATCATGAAAGTCCTAGAAGAGGAGAAACATTTGTTACCAGAAAGATAACCAGAGCTGCTTCTAGGATAAAATTAGGATTGCAAAAAGAATTAAGATTGGGTAATCTGGATGCAAAGAGGGATTGGGGTTTTGCGGGAGATTATGTTGAAGCAATGTGGAAAATGCTTCAACATGAAAATCCAGATGATTTCGTAATTGGTACAGGGGAAACACATTCGGTTAGAGAGTTTTTATTTCTGGCATTTGATTATTTTGGGTTGGATTACAATAATTATGTGGTTACAGATCCGAAATACTTTAGGGCTGCGGATGTAAATATTTTGTTAAGCAATCCAGAGAAATCAAAAAGAATTTTAAATTGGTCAGCCTCGATGAAATTTAAGGAACTGGTAATTTTAATGTGTTCTCATGATTATAATTTATGTTGTTTAAAAAGAAAGAAATAAATAAAATGGATTTTCTTTGGGGAATGAGATACTTTTGACGCAAGGGGGGTTATTTCACACCAATGTTATTCGAAGTACTTAAAAATTATAGAATTGGTATAACGGGTGATTCTGGCTTTTTAGGAAAACATTTATGTAATAAATTAGAGAGTTTAGGTTGCTCTATTATAAGATTTCCACATGAGAAATATGATTTGTTGGATTACATTTCAACCAAGCAATGGTTTATTGATCATCGACCTGAAATTATTTTTAATTTAGCCGCTAAAGTTGGTGGTATAATTACAAATTCAAAACATTCAGGTGAATTTTTTTATCAGAATCTTTTGATGGGCATGAATCTGATTGAGCTATCTAGGATTTATAAGGTTAAAAAATTTATACAAGTGGGAACAGTTTGTTCTTATCCCAAATATACAAAGGTCCCATTTAAAGAGGAAGATATATGGAATGGTTATCCAGAAGAAACTAACTCTGGATATGGAATTGCTAAAAAAGCGCTTCTTACGATGTTACAGAAATATCGAGAGCAATATGGATTTAATGGAATATATCTATTACCTTCAAACTTATATGGGCCATATGATAATTTTGATCTAGAAACATCACATGTTATTCCTGCTCTGATTAAAAAGATTTCAAGTTTGGATGAAGGTGAAGTTTTGCATTGTTGGGGTACAGGAAGCTCTACAAGAGATTTTCTTTATGTTGAAGATTGTGCTGAAGCCTTAATTTTAGCCGCTGTTTATTATAATGGTGCTGAACCTATAAATATCGGAACAGGAGTTGAGACTAGTATATTGGAACTAATCAACAAGTTATTTCATTTCTTTGGAAGAATACATCCAATTGAATGGAATGGGAAATTAGATGGTCAATCAAGAAGAGTCTTGGATACCTCAAAAGCAAAGAATGCGTTTGGATTTGTGGCATTGACTTCTTTGGATGATGGTTTGAAGAAAACCATTGAATGGTATATTAATGAAAGAATTTCCGACGAGATAGAAAGGAAAAAGATATGGCCGAAAAACAAAATATGATGATTGATCAAAGTTCAAATGATAATCAGAATCTTATTCTGAGTAATGCAGATGAAAAGTTTCTGAATATTTTGGGTTCTGAAAAGTTTCCGGTAAGTGTAAAAGAGAATTTAAATGAGGTACTTAATATTGTAAATGAAGGAAAGACATTAATTGATTTGTATCCAGAAGTATTAGCTGAAATTCCAGTTTCATCAAGTGGGTTTCAAGATATTTGTGTGCAATATCAAGAGCATCATACACCTCATAGAAAATTACGTCAAGCTATGTTAGAAATGGGTAGTCGTTTGGAAGCTTTGAATACAGCTAAACATGGATTCAGAAAAGCTTACGGTAAGATACGTAAAATGGAGAATCTCTTAAAAGATTTGGGGGAAATTTTAAATAATTTAAAGGATTATAAAATTACTAAAACTGATTATTTTGTTCTGAGTCAGTATTTTCCCAGAATTTTATCATCATATTGTTCTGAAATTCAAAAGGATGGAATTATCAAAGATAAAGAGTTATGTGAGTTTTTGATTAAGAAGGTTGAAGATATTCTTTATCAGAAAATGTGTTCTTATCAGGAGTTATTAAGAGGATATAAATCCTCAAAGCATATGGTCAAAGATGCAGCTCTGAAGGTTGCTCAACAACGTAATTTGGTTGAAATTTTCAAGAAAGAAGTAAAAGAAACAGGATTGAGTTTCGAAGAAAGCGAGGTTGTATACTATGTAATGTATTTTACTGCAGAAATGGAAAAACAATTAAGAACCATGGGGAGGGTTGATACCGGGACGTTTGGAGTAATCAGATATCTTCCTGAAGGAATCCGTAAGAAAGTTCTGGAGAATCGAGCATTTCTTGAGAAAAAATTGTTCACAGAATCCTGGCCATCTCATGGTGATTATCTTACAGAGGTATATAAAGAGCAATTAATGCCCAAATTTACTGGAGAGAATGAAATAGAGGGAGTAAATGTTAAGGAATTTATTTCTTTGGATTTAATTAAGATTTTAGCCAGAAAGGATGAAAAAGATGAAAATACGTAATATTCCTGATAAGATTAAAATTGATGCAGAGAATATTGATGAAAAATTTATTTTTCAAGCTATTGAAAGATATATTGATAAAGGTGTTTCAAAAAAATCTGTCTTGCATAAGTTTGAAATGATGAAAGAGAGAAATATACAAAAGTATAATAAATTACTTGAATCATTACATAACTTTCAAAATAAAATTCAAGAAATGCAAAATGAGATAGTTACCTTGAATGATCAGGTTGATAATAATATAGCTAGAATTAGACAATTACTAAGTTAAAGAAAAACAACATTTTTTGTAGAATTTCATATTCATTTATTTGAGCATTTTCTTTTTTAATTTATATGAATAAATTATAAAATAATCGAGGTGTATTTTTATGAAAATTGAATTTGTTGGTTTGGTGAAAGATAATAAGGCTCTTGACGAGAATCTTATGCTTTATCTTTCCCAGATGGTTTTGACCAGAACTGATGAAAAAATTAAGAAATCTCATCATGAATATACCGTAAGCAAAACAGTTCTGTTAGATACCATCTCGAGAATAAAAGATATTAAGGAAAGACTTTTGGATTTAACCAAGGAGTTATCCAGAGTCAAGACTTTGAAAAGAGTCATTTCCTTGATTTACACCTTGAAAAAAGAAGGTGTTTTAATCGGGAAAAATAGGCTTAAGATTCTGGATCTTCTGGATACATTAAAGACAAAGGATTTTTCTAGTTTAAGAACCATCGAAGAGAATCTTAGTATCTATTTACCAGACCACGAATCACGAACTTCGATTATTAAATAAGAATGAAATTAAATTCAATAAATATTTAAAATGAGGTGAATTCAATTATGTATGAAATTCTGCAAGAAACCGTAGAAAAAGTCAAGAAAAATAGAAAGCTGGATGTTCGGGCCCCCGAACAATTCAGAGCGGTTTTGGCTCAACCCGATACATTCAAAATGTATGTTGATACTCTGTCTGAAGGGATTGCTGATCAAAAAACTAAAAATGAATTCAAGATGTTAGCTGAGAATACCAGAACTAGATTGTTAGAAAACTCCACATTCCAGCTCAATCCCTATGATACTTTCACGCTTCCTATTCTTCGTAAATTTTATCCGCAATTGGTTGCGAAAGAACTTGTCAATGTTATGCCCATTGATAAGCCCAATGTAATTAAGTATTTCCTTAAAGCCAGATTTAAGAAATATACCGAAGGAAATTATACTGATTTTGATTATGAATTCCCCGTGATGAATACTGATATTTCCAGAGGACCTTACACTGGTGTTCAGATTTCTTCTCGGTCAGAAGACCCTGGCGCAGTTGTTAACATCTTAGCTGTTGCTGGATTAACAAGTGTTAAGTCTCATGTTGAAAAAGATTTTGAAATTATTGCCTTTAAGGATTCAACAACTGCAGATAATCCTGTTTCGATTACAACCAATGTTGATGGAACTTTCTCACAGCAGGTTGAATCCTTGGGTGGGCAAACTGACGTAATTAGCGGGCATGTTGATTGGCTGAAAGGAACATTCGTTTGGAGCTCCACCACAGGTGTTGTTCGCGGTGTCACCTGGAAAGCGGTGTGCTCTTTGGAAGAGAACCAAATTAACCCAATGGTTAAATTGGATCTCGAACCAATCCGTTTGGTGACCGTTGATCGCAGAATTTCTGCGGAATGGACGATCAATTTTGAGCAAGATATTAAGGCGTTATTTGATCTTCAAGCTCAATCTGAATTAGTTAACATGATTGGAGATCAGATTGCGTTGGATATTGACCGCGAAATTGTTAATGCTCTTATTGCGGCCAACTCTTCGTTGAACCCCAGTTCTCATACCGAAGTTTTCGATAAGAATCCTCCTAAAACCTTCACCTGGGGTCCGAAAATGTGGTATGAAAACATTCTTCCTCCGTTATCCAAACTCTCTGCTCAAATTTATAACTCGAGCCATATGGGTTCTGCCAATACCTTGGCTTGCAACCCGTTGGATGCTGCTATTTTTGAATCGTTGAATACATTTGAATACACTGGAACATCCACAACTGGTGGTGATGTGGGTTATCGTTCTGCTACTGTTGCTGGCGGAAAGTGGAAGATTCTTGTTTCCGGTGTTGTTCCTCAAGGAAAGATTCTTACGTTGTATCGTAGCAATGATAATGCTCGGGCGGTATTTATTTATGCGCCGTATGTTCCTTCGTTGTTAACGCCTTATCCTCTCGGGGCAATCCCCTCATTGACCATTATGAGTCGTTACGCCACGAAAGTGGTTCGTAACGAAGGCATTGGAATTATGACAATTGTTGATACTTCTGTTTAAGAAATTAAGCCACGCTTTTTCTCCCCTCCCAGAGGTTGTTTAAGGTTTCTTAGACCTCTGGGAGGTTTTCTTTTTTCTAGAAAAATTTTATGTTTCAAAGGAATAAATATAAAAACCAAATTAATTTGAAAGGATGTGTAAGTTATGACAGTATTGGAGCAAGCTACCCAAGAAATTATTGACTTTGAGGAAATGGTCTCTTCATTCTTTGTTCAGATTAAAGAAATGAATGATAAGTATCCAAATCGATCCATTCCTTTGGCTTTGGATCTGGAAAACCTCAGAAAGTCATTGCAGATTGAGAATAAAATATTGGAACTTGAACTATTCTTTGAGAAATTGAATCTATTATTCAGTCGTTTTAATATTATTAAGAATTCATACATTCAAAATTTTGTTGAACCAGCAAGGGAGGCAGCTAAGGAACAGCAACAACAGCAAGCCGAAATTGTGGACAATATGCCAGAAACTATTTCTGCTGGAACTGGAATGGTTGAAGAAATTAATTTAAAAAAAGAAATAAATTGAAATTTATGATCGAGAATGTCACGGAATGATTTCACATTAAAAGATATTACTTTGATAAACAAATGCTTTTCCGAGATTGAGGATTTTAATCTTAGTAGAAAATCTCAATTAAAACTGATCTTATTCGTTAACGAAAAGATAAAAGAAAACAATAATTTGAAGAATGAGATTTATAGATTGAGAAAGATAATAAGAAAGAATCATATCTTAAATTAAAATAAAGAAAGGATGTAATTAATTATGAATGAAGTAACAAATGAGACTAATAAAATACAGATCTTATGTGTAACCCTGGAAGATGGAAGAAAGTTTTATTTTTGTGGTAGAGCAATATATGAAGATCCAGCTTCACAAGAAGAGATAGTCATTGGTGATATAACTATTTCTTCGCCTTTTGAATTGCCAGTTGGATATTCATTTACCACAATGGAAGAAATTTTCAATAAGGAAAACGAATAAATTTTTGGTTTCATCCAAAAAAATAACCTTTTTAAGAAGGGAGAACAGTAATGTATACTGTTAAGGAAGTTCTGAGAGTCAAGAAGTTTAATTCTGGTTTGGAAGTTCGAGATGAATTGATTGATGGTTCGCCATTTAAATCCAAGGATTTCAAGATTCGTAGTGCATACAATACTGATGGACAATATATTGGTGATCCAAAATTTGCTCGTTTTCTTTATCGTCTTGGTATTAAACCAGAATATGCTTCCTCTAAGAGCACTATCTGTAGTATCGGGTTCAATAAGAGACAGAAACGTTGGTTTGGCTGGACAAATCGAGCAATGTTGTCGGTTGGTGTCGGTGATAAAATTACAGAAAGCCATCCTCTTTCTTGCTTGATTCCTCCAGAAACCGTTATCGAAAGTTTGGATGATGCTCGTAAGTTGGTGGTGAAATTTGTACAGATCTCTATTTAATGGAAGAAAAGACAATTGATATAATAAGTGGATAAATAATTCTAGTTTTAAAAAGAATATTTTGGGTGGTGATTTTATCTGATCGAGATAGGATCACCACCTTTTTTATTTATACTTCAGTATAAAATAAATACATGTTTCAGAAAAAATTTAAATTACTGCTTATATGGAAAGGATCCATATAATTTAAATGGGTTATAAATGTTTTTATCATTCATCGGATTTGGATGGAAAATGTTCAGCAGCCATTGTGAAATATAAATATCCAAATGCTATCTTGTATCCAGTTGATTATTACAATTCAATAAAATTGGAAGTAAAGAATGAGTTCCGTTATTATATTGAGCCATTGAAAGATAATAAAATTAGGAATGATTGTATTTTTTTCATTGATCCAGATGATATTGTTATCATGTGTGATTTTTCATTTTCATTATTTGATTTGATGATCTTTATTAGAAATAATTGTAAAAATTTTATTTGGTTGGATCATCATCATACCTCTATTAATAATGCTGTTAAAAATAATTTCAAAACAGATGGCCTGCTAGATGAAAATTCTTCGGGATGTTCATTGACCTGGAAATATTTCTTTACTGAAAAAGATATACCATATTGTATTGAACTGATAGAAAAATATGATACTGGAAACTTTTATTTTAATAATGATGTTTTACATTTTGAATATGGAATGAGGAACCGAGATGATGATGAGATCAACCCAAACAATATATCTTTTTGGAAAGAGTTATTTGAGAATAGCGATTTGATAAATGAGATTATTAATGAAGGAAAAATATGTTTGAAGTATCAGAAGAAAATAAATAAAAGATTATTAAAGAATGTGTTTCAAACTAAGTTTGGGGGATGGAAATGCGCAGTGATTAATTATCCGAAAATAAATTCATTGTTTTTCGAAGATTTAGAGGATAAAGACAGATATGATATCTTGATTGGATGCTCATTAGATAGAAAACTTCAATGGAGTATTTTTCTGTATACAGAGAAACCATATATAAATGTTGCTCAAATAGCTGAAATGTATGGGGGGGGAGGGCATAAAAATGCCGCAGCATTCAAAAGTAAAGAGTTACCTTTTAAATTATGGGGTATCTAAAAATGAAAAAGATCGGGTTTGATATAGATGGAGTAATTTTGGATTTACATACGCATATAATTCAAGAATTTAAGAAACAATATAATATTGATCTGAAGATGTATTTGACGGAATTTAATTTTAATATTCCAGGGTTAACTGACGAAGAAATTTCTAACACCGTCGATCAAGCAATTATAAATAGTATGCATGTCATTCAGCCGTATTCAACTGTGGAAGAGACATTAACCAAAATTTTTTATGAAACAAAAGAACCGATATTATTTATCACTGCTAGAAATTTATATCTCAACGAAGCCACTAAAGAAAGTCTTGATAGGAATTTTAAAGATAAGTTTGATTATGAAATTATTTTTACAAATAATAATAAACTTAACTATATCAAGAAATATGATATAAATTATTTTGTCGAGGATAATCCAGAGACTTGCAATGACATTTGTCAATTTATAGAGAAAGTATTCTTGATAAATCGTATGTATAATACGAATAGCAAGATACTTCCAGAAGTTATACGAATTAATCGGTTGATTGACATATTCAAGTATCTGTAAAATGATATTTCTTGAATAAATTTAAAAAGGGAAATTTCTATGGATATTCACGATAATTCGATAAAGGTTTTGGATCCTGCAAAACTTCACATGAAAGGTGCGGATGTAAAGTACGAATACCTGAAAGACCCATTTCATATCGATATAAATGATTTTCTTAAGAAAGTTATAAAAAATAAAATTAATATTGATGATAAGTTACCTGATTTGCCTTATGGAAATCCTAAAGAGCTTTTATCTAATCCTGTTCGTTTTAATAATTATCTCCGACGAGTGGATGAACTTCTTGGTTATGTGGATGATAAGAATTTGAGAACCAAATTAGAGAATGATTTTCATAACTTAATTATTACAAATGGGGATCCAGAAGACTTCATCAGAACTTTTTCAAAAGCTCGCGAAGAAGTAAGTCAGCATTTAAAAGATAAAATTAAACAAATGGAAAGCTCCAATGTTTTTTCATTTTGGAATAACAAATATTCATATTATTTAATACTGGGCGTTATTGGATTAGGACTATTCTCTTATTATCTCTGGAAACGTTTAAGAAATAAATGTGCTGATTTGAAAGGGAAAGAATGGAAAAAATGTCAATTAAAAATTATTGAGGAAAATATAAAGAAAATTGAGGAAGATTTAAAATATTGCAAGAAGTCAAATGATCCAGAGCAGTGTGAAAGAATGGCAAACAAACTTATATTAAACTGGAAAGAACGAGCGAGGAAAATTCAAAATTTGAAATATTAGATTAAAATTATATCAAATTGATAGAGGTAATAATAATCATGGGATTATTAGAGAATGTAGTGACTTCGGAAATTTATAGGAATACGTTGCCCGAAAACCCCACCCCTTGTGCGTGGGGTACTTCACAAATACATTTTATTGATAACTATGCTGAAAGACCTCGAGGTACTTGATTGGGATCCAATTTTCTACCGTACCAGAGATCGACCTCCTGCTTGGATTCATTATATCGAATAGAAGATAAAATCATGGGAATCCCTAAACATCCAGATACTATTATAATACAAAATGAATTTTATCCAGATGGGTTAAAAGAAATACAGATATGGAATCATTATAAGAAATACAAAAATAAGATTTTACAGGAAGTAGGTAATAGACCAATTTTATTATTTATTTTTCCAAATCTTAATACTCCAATTATTAAGCGGTTTCATAAATTTGCTCCTATAAGATTTAATAAAGAAAATTATGATTATTTTATCACTGGTAGAACCGTATCTATATCTGTGGAGCAAGAAAAAAATAAATTGAATTATTTTTGTATCGATGTGGATGCTGGATTTGAGATATCTGAAGATGATAAAAAGAAATGTATCTCTGAGATACTGAGAGTATTTCAAGATATTAAATTAATAAACAGAACAAGGATAACCGTTTCTGCTAATTCATATCATGTTTATGGATATCTGAAAAAAACTCTTAAGAATGATGAGGCAGTTCATTTATTAAGAAAGAAATTTCAGGAAGATAAAATAATTAAAAAGAATTATCGTATTAGCTCAAGAGTGAGAACAAATGAGGCTGTAATAAATTTGGACTTAAGTCCAATGTATCATAGAGGATCCCATACAGTTCCCTGGGCCTTAAATAGAAATGGGTTGATCTGTATGGATATAACAAGAAACTGGAAAACATTCCAGAGAAAGGATGCGGTTGTTAAATAATGGGAATTGATAATCAACTTGCCAAACTAATTTATAAAAACAAATTGATGGATGAGGTTGATAATATTGTTTCTCATATTTGTAATTTTCAATCTATTCATCTTCCCACGGCTAAGAATATCAGGATACAGATAAGAGATTTTGAAAGTCCTACAGAGGACATCGAATCTAAAATTAATGAATTTATATCAAATTTGAGTAATTATCAAGTTGATTTAAGCAAACCAAAGAGTACCTTTATAACTGATATGGTTGATTTTTTAACAAATCATCCTTGTATACAAATGAATCTAACATTTCCAGAATTGGATCCAGGAGAAAGTATAGCTGATGCGTGGAATCGAGTTCTTTCATTATTAAAGATGCCAGCGGATTTTGTGCATATGATCGATGAATTCATTTTTAAATCTATTACAGATTTAATAAAAATTGATTATCCTTTTCCAGAATTCTCAATTGGTATTGATTTATCTTTTTTAAAATTTAACTCTTTAGTAGAGAAAATTCCAGAATTCTTATTAAAATTGGATGATTTAATTTTATGTTTACTTGAGACATATGTTATTGATCTTGAGCAAATACGTTATAAAGCAAATGGATGCCTTAGTAAGGTTTTGCTAACCTCAGAAGGCTCAATTGATTATACTATTTTTAGCACGCTTCCAAGTCAAACCGTGGAAAATATTAAAACGATAGAATATAATACCAGAGTGGTATTAAATAATATACAGAATGAGATGGCTAAAGCAAGGGGAGTGTTCGAGGAATTTCCAATACCTCCGATGTTTTAAATAAGAGAAAAGGATTCATACTATGACTACTAAGATTTGCCCATTTATTAGTACTATGGTTAATAAATCTGGCGTGGATGAGTTTGTTGAAAAATTATGTGTAGAATCTGATTGTCAAGTTTGGGATTCGATTAATTCACGTTGTGGAGCATTGGTATCTGATATTCTTATTCATGATCATAACTCTCATAGTCATCCTAGATCTCATACCTGTATGCAAAGTAAGAATTTGTCAAGTGGGCAATATTATAATTATTGTGGTGGGGGTACCTATAATCAGATCATAACCAAAGCAACACTCTTATTAAATGAATTTATTTTTGGTGAAGATACAGATGGAAATGATCTGATTTATGGGATTGATTTCATGATTGTTGGAGATGGTAAGCCAGCTATCCTTGAACAGATAGAACATATGGAACAATGGATGGATCCTGAATGTAAAATAACTTGGCAGCAATACCAGGATTGGATTGATAATTTGGATGATCCAGAATATGATCCATTTCAGAATGGAACATGTGGTGGTAATGGGGGAGAAGAATAGGGGTGAGAATATTATGCCTGGCTCGAATCAATTAACTTGCTTAACTTTGGGTATTGGATCTCATGGAAGAAAATGTTGTCCTCATGTTATATGGGGAATAAGGATAACCGGGTCTCCAAATACATATACAAACAATTTGAATTCTTCTTTATCAACGCACTCGATTGGATTTCACAATTGCCCTCATTGTCCAATTAATTTATGTATTACCGGATCGCATGACACATTCATAAATAATCTTCCTCATGCGAGATTTGGAGATATGGTGACCGAATTTTGTGGTACGGGTTATAATATTACTTTTTCATTCGATCATTTCGTAAATGGCTTATAGAAGAATAATCATTGTATTATTTTTGATTACAGAATAAATTTTAAAAAAAATGAAATATTATTTTCCAGAATTAGATCATTATTTTTTGAAATATTGGTGGTATAATAAGGATATATATAATGTCGATGTTATCTATCCAGAGATTGAATTAAAGGATTCGATCATAAAGCCAGATAATTTCTTTGCTCTATTGTTTGATAATACATATAATAAAGATCATTATGTATTTACTTTTTCAGAAATAGAATTAACTAGTTTCTCAAATATGATGAGAGAAAGATTGAAGTCCAATGGGGCTTCATTGATATGCTATATCAGTGATATCAATTCTGAATTGGATTATTTTGATATTCAAAATGAGGTTGAAGATTTGCTGAACTTATTATTGCAATATCGTTTAACTGAATCATGTGATCTTTCCTCTATAGATTATGAAAGTTTGCAAAAAAAATTATCAAAAATGATATATCAATATTTGGATTTGATGATCAATGATAATACAACTTATTTTGATAATAATGTATTTTCTGATCCTGATGATATCTTGGAATCAATGTATGAATCATATTTATTAAATGAAGCACATAAGAAAATTAAAAATTTAAAATTTTTGTCTGAAAGTATTACCACGATTTTAAGACCGGAGAGATATAAGGTTGTTATAAATAAAGAAATTGAGAATGATAAGATGGTACGGATTGACGATATTCCTTATAATGAAATTGATTTCTTTGTATTCAGAAATGGTGATCTATTGGATAAGAATACTTTTAATTTAATAAGTGATACAACAGGATATACCATTAGCTGGGTTGATAAAGATACCGAATTCAAAGAGAATGATATACTTATAGCTGATTATTATGTTAGGGTGGGTCAATAATGATTATATACGATTTTTCAAATGAATACGTGGAAACATATTTCAGAATCCTTGAACTGGTACGAGCATTCAAGTTAATTATAAGTGATTCATTGAGCAATGAAACGCAAAAGAAAGAGCAAATCGTAACTCTCATTAAGGATTCTGGATTAGATCCACTACTTGGAAATCTTTCATTCAAGGAAAGAAACATCACTGAGAAATTCTTTACTCAAATAATTGACCAACCAGCGTTTATTTCTTCAGATCATAATCGTATACGTCGTTTCTTGATTGATTGGTATTCAGCCCATAAAACTTTGGTATCCTCTAAAAAGAATGGAGTTGATCCATATCTTTTAACCAATAATGAATTGGATGAATTAATAAGAAGTTTCGGATTTCCTTACCCCAAAAATATCATATCTAAAGATCTTAAAATTCAATTTTTATTATCCTTAATACAAAATTATAAAAGAAAAGGATCCCCAGCAGTATTTTATGAGTCCTTAAAATACTTTGGTTTAAAGAATTCTGTTTTACATGAATGGTGGCTTCACAGAGATGAAACTGGAGTTTTCATATTTAAATCCAAACCAATATATCCTAGAAGATTAAGATATAGACAAGATCTGATTTTGGAAAAACCATATGGTAATCTTACTGATCCATATTGGCAACTTACTGAAGAAAAATTAATTGAGATTATTGAAAATAATCCAGATTATAATTTATTTCCATCTTTAACTCCATTTATTTCAATCACATCTGAATTTGATATCGGGAGATTGACTCCAGGGTTAGCTATACTGAACAGATTATGTCTGGAAAGTTATGAATATTGGATGAGATATGTTTTGGATTTTAAGAGAGATATAATAAGAACAGAGAATGATCCACTTAATTATCTGGGATTGGGTCTTGTGGAGCCGGGCGAAGCGGTAATTATTGGAGATGAGCCTATAGGTGAATTTGAAGGTCATTCAGGTAAATACGCAGTAAAAACGCAACTTGGAACTAGTCGTGAATGGCTCATAATGTCTCCTTTCAAAAATCATTGTATTAAATTATTAACTACTAATACGCATTGGATATTCAATGGTGAAAAATGGGTTGATCTAGGTATTTTATTACCTTCTGAAAAACTTCCGCCAATTCCTTCACCATATGTCAGTCCTCGAAATAGAAATGATTTATATAGACCAATTACATTAAGAAGTTTCGAAAATAAATATAATATCTTAGAGATTATGCTTGCCATTGTCTATTTATTTAAGGAAGGAGAAATTACCGAACCAACCGATACAAAATATTTATCATATGAAGGAACTCTTGCTCCTTTTGATAGTAAAGGACCGAGTGGTCATCCAGATAACAAGGTTGATGATACGAATAGTTTTTCCAGGGTATATGATCTTTATTATGAATTGGTATATAAAAGATTCGATGATCGTGATCAACGTGATCGATTTTATAGAAGATTTGTAAGAAATTTTGAAAGGAATATTAATACGGATTATACCGAAAGTCTTTATACCGTTTTTAAATATTGCGATATATTCTTAGAGGCAATAAATCCAGATTTTAAAAATGATCTGGATGGTTTATTGGAGAATAGTGATAAAGAAGTTTTATTATTGGAAGTATTGGAAGATTTTGAATTATATTTGATGAAAAGTCTTAATATTATTGATGTTCCATTTACATTCATGATATTTGGATCATCAATATATAATTCGCTAAAAGAACCAATTGATTTCTTTAAACCATACAGAGTAAGAATCACAGATCTTATATGCTCATTGGCGTTCGATGATAGATTGCAAAATACTCAGGTTGAAAAAGATATATTTGGATTTGATCTTGATATAGGTCTCAGAGATCGCGTACCTAGCAGATTGGATGAATTAATATTACATAGTGTTCATCCAAGTTTAAGGAGTTATCTTGTTGGGCGGGATGGATCCTCAGATCCCAATTGTATTTTTGATCTCGGATTGAATGAAGCAATCATAAAGATAATTACGATGGTAATTAGAAATAAATTAACAAGATTAGAGGATAGATTGAATGTGGTCAGTATAGGTGAGGGAGCGATTAAGAGAACAGTTGATTTTGTATTTGTGGATTCTTGCCCTGGAGATCAAAGATACTTTGATTCTTCAACTATTTTGGATAGTCTGGAAATAAATATAAACTATATTTAATATAGAAAAAGGAGTTTTAAATAAAATGAATGCAAAAAAAGTAAATTTAGATTTTTTTGATAATCAAAAGCAATATTGTTACGATTCTTTCGGTGAGAAAAAAAGAAAACAACTATTCGGAAGAGTACAGATCTTTGAAAAGAAAATAGAAGGAACCGATAAAAAATTATACCTGGTAAGAGATACAAGTAACTTAATTGTATACCGTGGACGGCACTGGCTCATGCAAAGAGCTTTTGATAAAAATCATTCCGGTAGTCAATTGAAGGATTTATTTCTTGGTTGGTTTGCAGTAGGTACAGGAGGATCTGTTGTCGGTAATCCATTGACACCTGTTAGCCCAGATTTAAAAGATACTGAATTGGCGATTCATGCTCCCTTGGGATCCACAGAGCATATCGTTACTTTTGATAATAAGCAATATCATTGTTTTGATGGAGCAAGTTCTACAAATCCAACATATCCAGAATATCAAGAAGATCCTGAAATTTCAGGTGCTGGAGATAATGGATATCTCGTAGCTAAAATATCGGTAACTTTATCTGCAGAAGAGGCTAACGGGACCGAGGGAAGTGGTGAAAGTGGGCCAAGTCAATACTTGAGTGAAGCTGGATTGTTCATTAGTAATACACGAGTTCCCGAGTCCACACCATCTTATATGGAGATGTTTGCTAGAACAACTTTTAGCTCATATCGAAAATCATCTGATGTCGAGATTGTATTTAATTGGTATATCTTCTTCTAGCAATATGCTTCTAAAAACGGATATTTATAAAAGCATTTTCCTGATCCATATAAGATTTCTTTCTGTAATACATCATATCCATTATTTACAAATTCAGGATCATTAGAAACAATTCTGATGATATTTTTTTCTTTTAATATTTTGCTTTTTGGATCAGGATTTACAATTGTGATACCTGAATCATTAAATGTGTCGCAAACTATGTCATAGTCTATTTTTGGTTTTTCTAGAGGTTTTATTGCTTCGATGAATTTTTTCTTTATTGTTTTCTCCTCCTCTTCATTATTGATGAGGAGGTAATGTAACATATCTTCCAAAGTTATCAGATGTAATTTTTTCTTCAAGGTTTTCATCAATGAACCTATTAAGATAAATTGTTTTAATCTCCTTAGTTCTTCTATCAAATAAAGATTATAAATTAAATTATTTTTATATATCATCTCAAGAAATTCCAGATGTTTTACGTTGAAATAATTTGGTTCCACCATTATTTCAATTTCGCTTTTACTTTTATATCGACATTTGACTCCTAACATTAATTTGATTCTAGAATTGAAATGTTCAGCTATAGTTTCGATATAATTCATTTCATCAAAATTAAAAAAGTAATTATGGTTTGCTATAGTCAGATATCTCTTTGCGTTTTTTTCGCTATGAACTATGGATTTAAACATATTTATATCCGTACAGTGTATATGATGATCATGCACGATACTCATCATCATCTCCGTCATTCAATTGTAGATGGGGCTTACAATCTCCGAACATAATAATAAATATATCATTTCAAGAATTACATAATACTTACTTTAACATTCTCTCCATCATAATAGAGAGATTCCAAAACATACTCCAACTTTCTTCCATTTTTAGGAATTCTTTTGCAGATTAAAGGTTCATATACCTTCAGTTCTGCAAAAATGTCCAAACGATTGCTCTTTTTTCCTCTGTAATGTGATAACATTACAATATTAACTTTATCAGGAGAAAAGAATTTTAATTTCATATCCACATCATACGGCACTCTCCATAACAACAAAATTTTATCATCAGTAAATTCATTTGGGAATACAATTAATTTCATTCTGTTAACTTCAATTATGTCCCCATAGGTTATTCGACCATTCTGATCAACGATTAAATCATGATCTTTATGGCCGACAAAAATTTTTTTACAGGTTTTGCCTTCCCCCAATTTTATGAAGGTTTTGCCCTCCTCTCTATTTGTTTCCACCCCTGAAAAAATTTTCTTATTGCATCCTTCACCTAATACTGTAAATACCTTCATTTATCTTTCCTTTCTTTGCTAAAAATTAAAGTGACTTTGAAAAATCACTTTATTCACTATTTAATATATATGATTACTTGAAATAACTGAACTTATCTTTTTATATCAAGAAATAATTTTTTAGAATAAATTTAAAATCATGAAAAAATCTGTTTCTCAGAAAATACGATTTGGAGGATTTTAATTATGGTTGAACAAAATATTTCGCCAGGCGTTTATACTACACTAACTGATTTATCTGAATATGTAAGAAAGGTTCCAACTTCGATTGGATTTATTCCTATCATTTGTGAACGAGGTCGAGATAATCAGCTTATAGCAACAAATGCTCGGGATTTCTTTATTGAATTTGGTGAACCGAGTGTCCATTATGCAATTGGTGATGATGGTTATAATTATAGTTATGGACATTATGTTGCAGCTTCATTCTTATCAGAATCAGATTCTTTATATGTAATACGTTGCACAGCTGAAGATGCTAAATTCGCGAATGTGGTTTTTGATTCTACAGGGTATACCAGTATTAGTAGTAACACAAACGCCATCGATGATATGAGATCTTATGTTGATAATAATGGTAATTCCTTTATCCTTTATGGTTTGGGTAGAGGAAGCTATTATAACAATTTCAGGGTGAAATTTGAAAGATATACGAATACAGAGTATGATAAAGATTTATATGTTGTTAGTATCGAAAAGAAATTAAAAGAATCGTTTGAAGAACCAACACCAACGGATAGTACCTCGGGAACAAGTGTTGAGATGGTAGTAATTGAATATACAACGGTGGAAAGATTTGAAGTTTCTTTTGAAAAAAATAAGGTCGATCATAGCGGAGTTTCTCGTTGGATAGAAGATGTCATAAATAACAATTCAAAATACATCCGTTGTATTGTGGGTGCCAATTTCACTTTTAATGAAAGTTTAAGTTTAACGGCTTCTAACGGAGTGCAATTCGCGAATGGATCTGATGGTCATCCAAATTATAAACAACTTCTGGTTGAAGCTTATAGCGGAAGATTACAGAAAAATATTGGTGATGATAGTGTTGTTGATGAAGTACTTAATACCGAAGATTATTATTTCTCTATGGTATTTGATGCAGGCTATCCTGATGACGTAAAAGATGCAATTGCTTACTTAGTAAGCTCCAGAAAAGATTGTTTAGGGATTTTGGATTTGGGTGATAATACAACACCTCAGAGTTCTATAACGAAAAGAGAAACCCTCAATTATAACAACAAATATCTTGCTTTATATGAACCCTTTACTAAGATATATGATTCTTTCACAGGAAAGAATATTTGGGTTCCTCCGACATATCATTTAGCTAAATTATTCCCAGCTTTGAAAAAAGAATGGTTAGCTCCTGCGGGGTTTGATTTTGGAGTTATTAGTGGAATTAAGGAAATGAGATTCAGTCCAACATCAGGACAACGTGATGCATTTTATTTAAAACAGATCAACCCCATTGTTCGATTTAGTGAAGGATATGCTGTTTATTCTCAATTAACTTCTCAAGTTAGACCAAGTGCTCTTCAAGATGTCAATATCATGCGAGTTTATCTTTATATTAAACGAGCGTTAGAACAATTCTGCAAATGGTATATCTTCAATTTGAATAATGAGGAAACTTGGTCAAGAATTAATCAGAAAGTCACTGCGTTCTTATCTGAAATTAAAACAAATGGCGGTTTGTATTCTTTCAGTGTTAGTGTTGGTGCTTCTGATGAACAAAAGAAAGCCAAAGAGATACATGTTAACATTATGCTAGAGCCAGTTAGGCTTGCTGAAAGAATTTATCTTAACTTCACGATTAAGTAAATATATAAGGGGAGATTTCATTTTTGATTTCTCCCCCTATTTTTTACTCTCTATTTTATTTGAAATTTCAAATAAAATAACTATTTGAAACATTATTAAAAAAAGTATGAAATAAATTTAAAAATTATTTTTAAAAAGGAGTTAATTAAATATGGCTAGCCCAATAATTCCAAATAGCTTTTCTGCTATTAGTGGTGGACAGAACTCGTTTACAAGACGATGGGGTGCTGTAAATGGTGCTCATGCGGTTGATCCTTATATTAGCGGATATTTTGGTATCAGATTTCATTATTTACCAGATGAATTTATTTTGAGATATATAGCTCAAAGTGGTCACGATGCTAGTAAATTCACTGGAAGATCAATTAAGAATATTCTTGAATCAACTTGCACCAATGTTACCATTCCTGGAGGAACATTGAATAAAACCGAATTTAACGGTTTGGGCAATGTGACTTATTCTGTGCCAACGAATACAACATATGATAATACAATTTCATTGCGATTTACAGAATATTCTGGGATTCCTTTGTTTACAATTTTCCATAACTGGGTAAGAATGATTAGAGATTATCGTACTGGTATCTCCAATTTACGTTCCGGTGAATATACCAAATCAAACTATGCAGCTACAATGTTTTATTGGACGTTGAAACCCAATGGAATTGATGTTGAGCAAGCATATTGCTTCACAGGATTATTCCCAACGAAAGATCCTGGTGATTTATTTAGCCATGAATTAGGTGCGAATGATAAAATAGAAATTGATATTGATTTTAATATTGATTATGCTTGGCATGAAAGTTGGGTTTATGATCGTTGTGAAGCCTATGCGGCTCAAGCTTACACCACTGGCCGTGCTTATGTTGAAAATGATGTTGCTTTGGCCGATTCTGCTTAATGACCAGAGGTGTACCTGATTCATCTCCTTTCTCTACTCAAACAATAGTTAAGCTGAAAAACGGGGAACTCTTTTTTAAGGGTTCTCCGTTTTTTGGTTTTTTATATCTTTTTTTCGAATAAATTAAAAGTCTCATTATATCACATTTCAGATAGAGAAAGGAATGGTAAAATCTATGGACATCTTTAAAGGATTCAATCTTAAGTATCGCTCTTATCATGTTATTACCCCACAGACAGGGTTATTGTTTGATGTTAGAGGATTGACGGTCAGCGAAGTCGATAAAATTCGTAATTCATCGTTAATTCCTTCAAAGGTGAGAAATGTTATTAATGAGGTATTGTGGTCGGTAATTCAAGAAAAACCAAAACATATCAAGACTATTAATGATTTCAAGAAGTCCATAACAATTAAGGATAGAGAAGCTTTGCTATATGGTGTATATCATAGTACTTGGCCGAATGATAAAGAATTTGTTGGGCAATGCACCTCTTGTGGAAAAGAACAGATTTTAAAAATTTATATTGATAAAATGTTTAATTTCAATCCATATCCCTTTAGTGAAAATTATAAAGAGGCTTATAAATTATATCGAGCAAGTGGTGGGGAAGAAAATATTCCTTCATTGGATAGTATTATTTATCAAGAAAAAGCTGAAGAA